TGAACCTCTGTAACCCATCAAGATTACGTTTTCAGTCATGTAAGGGTTCTTGTAAACGTCGTACTGAGAATTGATAGCACCTACTTTCTGTACACCAAAAGCGTACTTCATAGAAGCAGCATCTCCGTTAGCGTTAGAAGCAAATCCAGGGATTGATTCTAATACAGTAGCAACTGTAGGAGAACATACCAAGAAATTAGCACCACCGCGAAGAGTCAATTGGTGAATTTTGTTAGATACTTTCTGTAATTTAGTACCCAAAGTTTGGAACCACTGACCTTGTGAGTTGTAGAAACCTAAGTCAGTTGTAGTAGCACCTGAGATAGCTTCGTTGTTCTTAGCAGACCATACTTCAGTGTTTACTGAAGGAACTGAACCGATCAACATATCAAGGATTTCGAGGTCGATTTCCATAGCGATGTACTCGCTCATGATTGAAGTTAATTCAGCTTCAGCATCCAAAGATTGGTAAGCATTAAGATCTTGAGCGAACTCAGGAGTCCAAACAGCTTTCAATTTACGTGTTTTAGCAACGATAGCTTCTGATTTCAATTTAACATTGATTTCAGGGATCTTAAAGTTTGCAGTTGAGTTATTACCATTCAAAGTAGTGTTACCATCTTCGCAATCACCACGAGCATCATCTGTAGGTTGTAATTGGTAAGTTACAGTTACGTCTGTAGCAGCATCCCAGTTATCAGCAGGAACGATAAAGTCGATAGTTGTAGCTGTTTCTTTAGTGAACGTTTGAAGGATACCTTCGTTAGTACCAATAGAGGCAGATACGATAAACGCACGAGCACCTAAGAAATCACCATTAGGTAATGCAGTCTTAAGAACTGAAAGTTTGTCATAAGCTGTACCAGTAAAAGCAGAAGCTGAGAAAGCTGAATCGTAGTTAAAATCAGCCCATGCATCAGCAGAAGCTGAAGACATTTGAGCGGCAGAAAGTACAGAAGCAGTGTTGTTGATAGAGTAAGAGAATCTACCAGCACCGTAAAGACCTTCTGAACCAGCACCTGATCCTGAAGTCAAACCATACATAGAGCCTGATTCGTATACTCCACCACCAATGCTGTAAGGAGTTTTAGGATCCCCTTCTAAACCACCGTATTGGAAATCTAAGAAGAATACTAGGCCTGAAGGTAAGTTCATCGGTTGAACAGAAACGAATTCCTGAGCAGCGATTTGACCAAATACCTTACGTACCATAGGAAGAGCTACACCAGCCCATTGTTCACCAACACCAGCAGTAAAGCTAGCACCGGCTGTACCTCCACCTGATAAAGAGGTTTCAGTTACTAATTGCTTTGCTTGGTTCTCAAGGATCATTGACATGTTGTTTTTCTCAATCTCGTTACCAAGACCTTCTAACAAACCTGTTTTTTCCCACTTAGAAGCCAATTTAGCAGCATCGCTCTGCAAGTTCTTCCATGAACCAGCAGCGCTTTCTAAAAGAGTGTTTAATTGTGACATTTGTCTAAATTGTTTTTTTGTTTTACATTAATTATTTAATTCCAGCTAATTTTTGCCATCTAGCAACCTGTGAATCAACTTCCATAATAGGTTGTTTAGGGGCAACACCAGCAGGTTTTGAAGCTCTACCTAATGATTCTTTAACGATTTCTTTTTTAGCAGTTACGCTTTCAGAAATTGTTTCGAATACTAGTTTCGCTTCAGCAACTGTTCCAGCTTTATCAAATGCAGCAAGTACTTTTGATTTCTGGTTTTCAGTTAAGTTTTTAGAACGGAAAATTTTGTTTACATAAAGAAGTTTAGCATTCAACAAATTGATTTCGTTAAGTTCTTTTTTCAACTCTTCGATTTCTTTTTTCATTTCGTCTACTTCTTCTTCTTCAGCAACAACTTCTTCTTCATCTTCTTCAGCTTCAGCAATTTCAGTTTCTTCAGAATCCATTTCAATTTCCATGTCTTCTTCTTCACCTTCTTCGCCTTCACCTTCTTCTTCGCCTTCTTCGCCTTCACCAGCTTCTAACTCGCCAGCTTCAACCATGTCGGCAATTACGTCCTCGATGAATTTCTTAAGATCTTCTTCTGACATTTCTTCTAAATCGATTTCTTCGTCTTCGCCTTCTTCAGTTTCAACATCTTCCTCTTCGGTTTCAGTTTCTTCCTCTTCGGCTTCTTCGATTTCTTCGTTTTCGTTAATGTCTTCAGAAACTTCTTCGTCTTTCTCGAGTTCAGCTAAAAGTTCGTCTAAGTCCATTTCTTCTTCAACTTCCTCAGTTTCACCTTCGGTCATTTCGTCTTCCATTTCTTTAACTTCCTCTTTGCTGTCCATCATTTCTTCTACTTCGTCGTAGCCTTCTTCTACATCTTCCATCTCTTCAAGCTTTGCAGCGAACATTGACTTCAGTTGTGGAGTAAAAGCTTCTTCCAAAGCAGCCTTAGCATTTGCGATAGCCATTTCTTTAACAGCTTTAGCATCAGCAATTGCTTCTTTAAGCAAATCTCTGTTTGTGCTCATTTTACCTCAAAATTAGTTTGTGGAGTACAGTTATTAGGAACTGTAATTTGAATTTAATTAAGTGAATACTGTATAGGAAAACAGTATATTGTTCACGTATGATGATACATATATGAAGATATTTCAAAGTCGCAGAAAAGAGAAAAGCCCTCTTTCGAGGGCTTCAGTCTTAGGATACTATCCTAAGGGGGGTTCTTTGCCTAAGGTAGCAGGCATTTTTAATCTAAGCTACACAAACAGGTATTAGCACAGATAATTTCTCTTAATACAGAATTAACTTTAACGTATTTGTCTTTAGAAGCAAATTCAAGTCCCTCTTTTACAAGACTCATATATGAACCTGGGTTAGAAGGAGTTGATACGAAGTCCCAACATAACAATTCAAAGTCATCTTGAACTTCTAATACACCATCTCTTTCTTGTAAGGATCCCATTCCTCTAGAAGAAACCCCAACAGTTATCCCACTATCAATGAGCGCTTTGAGGATGTTACCTGAAGGGGTAGGTAAGATCTCAATCTTACCCATAACGTTATCTCCATTCCACCACATATCCTTGATATTATGTGAAACGTTCTTTAAGTTAATTACTGAAGATTCTGGGTGGTCTAATTCACCAACAGCTCTATTTTCTTTAACAAGATTGTTATACTTATCAATTTCTCTTTCCCATAAATCTTTAGAGTAGTAACGTCCATTGCCATTTTTTACTTCGGCAGTAGCTAAAATACCTTCTACAATTGGATTACCTCTTTCAGAAAGTTTACCCTCTGTCAATGACACAGGGTTTACTTTAAAGAGTTGAGTCTCGATGAGTACTTGTTTCATATCTTAATTATCTAAAGATTGATCAGGAGCTAAATCTAAAGCAGGACCATTTTTTTCATCCCAAGATTGAGCGTCCATTTCCTTTAGTCTACCTTGATGCTGGTATATAACAGATCTCCAGAATCCATGTCTCATATCTTCATCGTCTAAAACTTTTTTAAACCATTCTTTAGAGACTACTTCTGGGGTGTATGTTTTTAGCCACTGATCAATAAGTGCATCTTTAGAAGATTCTAATTCAACTGGTGTTTTTCCTTTTGTTCTAAGGTTTAGGTCTAACCATTTTAGCATAGAAGTTCTTGGATGCTTTTGGTATTTAGTAAACCAAACACTGCTATCTTTAGATGGTGTTCCTCCTGTTATTTCACCAAGGTTGATTTTTGATTCATCTAATGATTGGTCAGGAGCTAAATCTAAAGAAGGACCATTTTTAGCATCCCAAGACTCAGCATCCATTTCATCAACCATTTCTTTCTTTTGGTATCCTTTTCCAGCTAATTTTTCATACATTTTTTTAAGTTTTTCTTCTTTTTTCTCAAGAAGAGCAACTTCTTTTTGCATGGCTTTAAGCTTCATTTTGTCTACTAATTCAGCTAAATTTTCGTCTTCGTCGATTTTAGTTAAACGTTCGTTACGTTGAGCAATTTCTTCAGCAACGGCTTCGATTTGAGCTTCCATAGTAGAAATTTTACCTTGCTTTTCGATTTCAGCAAGTTTAGAATCTAATGATTCTTTTTTCATTTTTTTCTTCTCAATCTCTTCACCTTTTTTAACTCCGGCTCCGTAAACATCTTCTTCACCTTTGTTTTTAGCTACTTTATCTTTTTTACCTTTATCTACTCTTTGAAATTCTGAGTCAGATTCGCTTAATAAAGACATTAATGAAATTCTTCCTTCGTTCATTTTTACTTTTTCCATTTGATCGGTTTTTGAAACAGGCATTTCTTGGTACCCAATACCATCAACACCAAACATTCCATTTTTAGTATAATAAATAGGATCTTTAGCTAAGTTTTTCTCAACTATCTT